ACCCCGCCGCCGGCCAGGTAGAAGGCAGGGCCGATCTCCCGGTCAATCACCTGGACAGTGTTCTCAACCAGGCGATAGACCATGTAGGCCGCGCCCAGCACGGCGGCGGCGATGGCCAGGAAGAGAAACCAAGAGGCGGCTTGGAGCGCTTTCATAGTGCTACCGTTTCCCACTAAACGGCCAATCAGGCAAGCTATTAGCCGCGGCCACACCAGCCAGAACCATCAAACACGCCAGCGCCGTGGCCAGCGCCAAAAGCCAGTTGTTGCGCACGGGCTCGGCGCGCTCGATAGTTGACCGCGTGCTGGTGATCGTCATGGCCGGCTCGGCGCTCTGCTTGATGCCGATACCGGTAGCGATCTGGACAACGACCTGCGACCCATCCGTCGCCGACTCCAGCTCCTCGACAATGCGCTGCACGTCTCCGGGCGAAATGCGCCCATGTCCAACGTCGGCTATGTATCCAATCGCCAAGGACGCGCCACACATGGACAGTAGCACCAAGACAGCCAATGCATAATGCACAGGTTTAGGTTTCATAGTCACACCTTCTCCAGCGCTTGCTGGACAATCTGCCGCAAGTCCAGGCCGCGGCTTTCAAGCTCTGTGCGCCATTCGGGCGGCAGTCTGACCGTCCAATAGGCTTTGCGCCGCTGCGCCTGTGTACGCCCCTGTACATGGGTTTGAGCGGGCAACGGTGCGCCGTCCATCACCTGCGGGCCGGCTTCGTTGACGTGGATTGTGACCGGGCCAGGCTGGGCCAGCAGGATCACCCGGTCAGCCGGGCCATCGCCTACCTGCCACACGGCGGCGGCGGGATCCGCGGCTGCGGCCACGACTGCGCCGGCGGGCGGGTCAAGCTGCGGCAAGCCAACCAGCCGGCGCAGTTCGTTTTTGCCGTCCAGGTCGGGCACGGCGTCAGGGTTGCGCTCGTACCTGCTCCAGTAGGCGATACGGCCCTCGGCCGCGCCGGCAGCTTCGACCAGCTTGCGCAGGGAGCGATTGGCGCGCAGTTCCTCGAAGATGTCCCGGTAGTCTTCCGGGGTCTTGTCGTCACTGCCAGCGAGGCGGAGGGCGTAGGTGGTCATTTCGTTTCGTCGTAAAGGTTGCGGTATGTCGGTAGGCTACACGGCGGCCAGAGCTGCCAGTTCGTCCTCTACCGTGTAGCCGTGGCCGTTCTTGCCGTTGCCGCTGGCTGGCGCTTCGAGTTCGGCCAGATCAAACAGGGTCGGTGCCAGGCGCTGGACTTCGGCGTCCTGGCAGTAGCGGATCGAAGCCTTGTAGTAGTCCGGGTTGAGCTCGTGACCGCGACCGCGCCGGCCCATCGTGACGGCTAGGTAGGGCGTGGTGCCCAAGCCACTGAATGGGTCAAAGACCAGATCGCCAGGGTTCGAGAAGCGGGTAATCAGCCGGCCCACGATGTCCAGGGGCAGCGGGCAGACGTGCTTCTCGACGCGGCGGCGCGCCTGGGTCATGTTCAAGGTGCGCATGAACAAGATGTCGGTCCAGACGTAATCATCCTGGCCATCGGGCGCCTGTGGCGGAAAGAGCATGAACTTGGCGGGCAACCGATCCTTACCGGCGTTCTCCAGCGCCTCAGCAAGCGCTACCTGCGCCTCGTGATTGTACGGGTGTGTACGGCTAAACTCACGGTGCCAGCGGTAGATTTGGCCCGTGTCCATGCCGGTCAGCATCTCCGGGTTCAGCGCCAGTATCTCCTCCGGGGAGAGGATGGCGTTGCCGTCTGAACGCCAGAATGAGTGTGCGTCGAATTGCCATCGGCCGCGCGTGTAATCCTCCTTGCTTTTCTTGACCGGATCATCGGCATAAGAACGCGAGATGTCGGTCTGCGGCTTGCGGAACAGTAGGGCGTATTCAGGCAACCCTACGCCCATCTTCGAGCCGTCCTTGCTGTTCTCTGACCAGCCTAGGCGGTTGGTGCTGTTGTTCTCACGCACCACGTCGGTTACGACCGTGATGCGGCCCGCCGGGATGAAACCGTGCTTGATGAATGCCCGGTTGCAGTCATCACTAAATGGCCACACCGCAACGGTGTGCCATTCGTTTTGGTGTCCGTACAGGATGCGATCCTTGACGTGGATGGCAGCCACGCGGCCGGGGCGCAGCGCCCGATAGAGCGACGGGATCAGGAAGTCCATCTGCTCCCAGAATAGGCTGTCATCGCTGTTGTGGCCGAAGTCTTCTTTCGCCTCGACGTACTCGTAATGGTTGCCAAAAGGGATGCTGGTCAGGATCAGATCAACCGAGTTAGCGGGCAGGTCGGCGCTCTCCAGCACCGTATCGTTGTTAACCAGGTGGAAGAACTCGCCCTTGGCCTCCTCGCGCACAACGCCGATGCTGCGGCGGATGCTGGACGCCAGCGCTTCGCTGGCCAGGCCGAACTGGCGGATCAAGCCACTCATGCGCTCTACCAGTGCGTTATGGTCTTGCCACTTGCGCTGAAGAACCTGCACCACGCTATCCTCGGCGTCGGTAAAGATGATGTCGATCTCGACCTCGTGCTGCTGGCCGTAGCGCTGCAGGCGGTGGATCGACTGGATGAAATCACGGAACTTGTAGCCTACGCCCAGGTAGATGGCCCGGTGGCAGTAGTGCTGAAAGTTGGGGCCGGAGCCAGCGATGACCGGCTTGGTGGCCAGGATGCGGAACTCGCCATTGGTAAAACCCATCAGGCTGGCTTCCCGCTCCTCCAGGTCTTGCGAACCGTAGACCTCGGTGGCTTCGGGGATGGCCTTCTTGACCGCCCGGCGCTCATCCTCCAGGTCGTGCCAGATGATAAAGTGGTCATCGGGCGAGGCGGCGACGATCTCGGCGGCGCGCTCGACGCGCACGCCCATACTGTCGCGCTTCTCACGGATGGCCTGCTTGACGCCGCCGGCCGTGTCCTTGAACAGGTAGCGCTGGCCCATGTTGTCGGTCATGTCCCAAGCCTTCTTATGGTCAGCGGTCAGGCGGTGCCAGTTGATCTTGAGGGGCGGCATCTCGTAGCCGGTATCGTCGTACCCAAGATCACTTGGCGCTTGCAAGAACAGGGCCCAAGACGCTACCCACTTCCAAAACTCCTCTTCCATGTGGGGCAGAAGCTCCAGGTCGCCGGCTTTGTCGGGGTTGCGGCCAAACCAACGGGTCAGGGCTAGCCCGGCGTCCATGCAATCCAGGAAGTCAGCGAAGTAGATCAGTTGGCGGTAGTCGTTGGGGGCCGGCGTGGCCGTGGCAACCCAGCGGTAGGGGATATCGCGCAGCAGCGTTTGGAACTCGACCTGCGTCTTGGTGCCCAGGTTGCCCAGGATGGCGGCTTCGTCCAGGCAGATGGCCTTGACGTTCTGCGAGACGTAGGCGTAGCTCAAGCCGCCGTCGCGCAGCCGCTCGTAGTTGGTGATGAGGTAGGGCGTATCAGCGGCTTCGGCTTCTTCGTCGGTGCGCACGTACTGGAACCGCACGCCCATGACCGGGCCGTCGATCTCGGTAAACTGGTAGCGGGCGCCCAGCGGGCAAACCTGCATCACCTTGGCGCCGGGGTTGCGATGCACGACTTGGCGCAGCAGTTCGATCTGCTGGCGGGTCTTGTGCATACCGAACTTGGACGCCAGCAGAGCGCGGCCGCGGCTGGCGGCCCAGCGCACAGCGTCGGCGGTGTGAGGCTTGAGGGCTGGGTGAAGCTCGTCGGGTGCGATCTCGAAGCCTTCGCCGCGGATGATGTCGATCTTGTTTTCGACAATCCAGCGGTAGTAACGGTCTTTTTCGCTACCATTCGAGGCGGTGAACGTTGCGCTAGGCGGTGTCATGGTTGGTTGGCTCCTTGTGGGATGATGCGCCAGGGGCAAGCCGGCGGTCGGGTTAGCTGGTGAACAGCACAGTCTCGGTGTTGCGGTCAGGGTCGGTTATCGCGCTCTCGGCGTGGGGTCGCTGGCACTGCTTTAGCTCGGCTTCCAGCGGCTTATTGCGGCCCGGCGTTGCCAGGTAGTACCAGCGCATACCGTGGCACTGCTGGCATATCCTGGGATCGGGAGGGGTCAGTCTACGATACACGGCGGGCCTCCGATATCTGCCGGATGAGGGCCTGCGCCCCGTTACCGGCTTCGATCTGGCGGTCGGGCGGCGTGGTCATGGCGCCATCGCGTAGGCCCAGGGGTATAACCTGCTGCTCGCGCGCCCGTTGGGCTTGGCGGGCGTAGGCGTCCACGAAACGGGCACGGTCGGCTGTAGCCTCCTCGGACAAGCAAAGGTCACGCCAGCCCATCTGCCTGACCACAGCGGCGGTCAAGGGATCCGCGAAGTGGGGCACGCCGTATAGGCCAGTGCGCCGTATCTCGGCCAGCACAGCGCCCCAAGCCTCCATCGGGTCCGGCGTGGCCGGCTGGATCAGGTCAGCAGCGGCCTTGCGCAACTCGTAGACCTTTGGGAACCAGACCGACGTAGAGATGTGGCGCAGAGCAGCCGCCTTGAGCATATCGTCGTCGATGTCGGCCAGGGCCTGCACAAACAGTTGGCGGCGCAGGCTAAGCTCGGTCTCGCTCAGCTTGGCGACCTGCTCAGGGTAATTCGTTGCCAGCAGGGCCAGCACCTGGCGCACAGTCGTATCAGTTGCCATCGTCGTCTCCTAACAGCGCCTTCATGCGGCGGCGGTGCGCCTCGCCTTGGGCGTCCAGATCGTTGGCCCCATTGCGGGCCGGCGCTCTGGCCTGCGCCTGGATGTAGGCCAGCACGTCGCCTGACGGGGGCTTGGCGGAGTGCTGCCAAAGTAGCTCTGCCAGCCGGCCAGCGCCGCCGACCTTGTTTGCCACCTTGCCGATGTAGCCGAAGTCGGGCACGTCCACGGCCTGCGGGTAGAGAGTGCGGAACATGAGCACCAGATCGGCGGGCCGGTTGCGGCTGTCTTTCAGGCGCTCTGCCCATCCGGGGAGAGATACGGGCAAGGCTGGGGCAGTGGGCTTGTCGGCGCCAGCCGACGGCGCTTGCGCCGCCTCTGGTTTCTGTCCTGTCCTGTTCTCTACTGTCCTGTCCTGTTCTCTACTGTCCTGTCCTGTAGGTGCGTTACTAACGCTATTGTGACGCGTTACTAACGCGTTACTAATGGTATCGTCATGCGTTACTACTGCGTCACTAACGCCTTCGTCACGCGTTACCTTTGCGTTACGCAGCCGCCATTCACGCTGGCGCTCTCGGCCCTGGTTGCGCTTGGTGATGTAGCGCCCGCCGTATTCGGCCCAATCGTTGACCGACAAGCCCTCTCCGTTATCGACTAGGAAGCCGGGGCGCCCAGCGGTGCCGCAGTTGACCAGCGCCTCGATGAACAGGTTAGGGTCGCCTTCCCAGCCGGCGGCATCGGCAATGTCGGCGCGGTCAAAGTTTGCCAGGCTGCCGGTTTCGGCGTAGTCCAGACACCACCACCACAGGCAGAACATGTGGCCTATCATCTGCGGCTGACTAACGTTCAGCAGGCGCGCGGCCCGCTTCGTCTTTGGGTGCTCCCTGAGTTCTTGGTGGGCTTCAAGCCAAGCCATGATCTTGCGTCCTTGTCGGCTGCGATGGCGGCCTGTTACCGTTCGATCAGGCTAGCCAGGTGGCCCTGCATGGCGATGCGCTGGCGGCGGTTTGTGATGCCGACTGCGGTCAGCGCTTCGCGCTCCAACTTGGACATATTGGCGACTGGGGGAATGTCGGTGCTGGTGATGGTTTGCATGGGAAGCTCCTTGTTGAAAAAGCGGTGCCGTTATGGTAGAATGGCGGCATGGAAACGGAACCAGTCAAGTCACTCAATCTGCGCTTACCCATCTCTCTTCATACCGCTCTGAAGGCGGTAGCAAAGAAGAAGAAACGGTCGTTGCAGGGCGAGATAATCTATCGGCTAGAGCAATCTCTAGCCCAAGATGACGCCGAACAGCAGTAACAATCAGGCCGTTAATGCTGCGGCCTTCGATTTCGGCGGCTGTCTGCATTTCTCCCTGTAAACTGCGAGGGAACCTGACGTTCAGGCTGTAGGTTTCATTCTTGTTTGTCATAGCACCATTGTAGCACTATTGTAGCACCAAGTCAAGGGGGCAAACAGACCAATTCTGAAATTGGTCACGTCGCCGTCAGTGCGCCCAGCGCGGCGCTGAACTCCGCCATCGCCGCCTTGCCCTTGGGCGAGCGCAGCAGCTTGGCGGCGCTCTTAGGGTCCCGGTTGCCCAGGATGCGGCTCGCCTCGGCGCTGTCGCCGGTGACGGTTGAGTACAGCACAGTGAAGGTGTTGCGCAGCGCGCCAGGGGTCAGGTCGATGTCCACCGCGCGCCCAACGCGGCCGACGATGGTGGTCATCCGCTGGGGCGTGATGTGGCCGGCTGGGTCAAGGCCGCTGGATAGTTGGGGCAGGTTGTTGTAGGCTTGCCGCCGGCGCCAGAGGTGGAAGCCGGGGAGGATGAGCCAGCCCTCGGCTTCGTGCCAGGTCAGCAGGTCGGCGTGGACGTGTTCGGGCAGCGCCTGG